ACAAGATCGCCCGCGACAATGCCCGGAACAAGATCTGGGCTCTTGAGGGCTACAAGCTCCGCAGTAAACTGGCTGGTGCCGCCTGATGCCCCTCACTCCGGGCCTGATGCCAACATTGCGACTAGACCAAGATCAGGCGCCAGAACCCACTGGCCCTGACATCGAGGTTGAAATCGACGACGGCCCACAGGGAGACATGCCCAAGCTCGACCAGCGAGGTAATATCCTTGAGATCGAGCACCCGGATGGTTCTATCTCCATCTCGCTCGATGGCCAGCCCCTTGGTCAGACTTCGGAAGTCAAGGATACCGCGAACTGGTTCCGTAATCTCGTTGATGACCTGCCAGCGATGGAACTGGGCCGCGTCGCAGATGACCTGCTGCGCGGTATCGCCAATGACATCGAGTCACGTAACAAATGGATCGAGGACCGCGCCCAAGGCTTGAAGCTGCTGGGCCTCTCCATTGAGTTGTCGAACGTTTCTTCTGGCGCTTCCGATGGCGCGCCTGTCGAGGGCATGAGCCGCGTCAGGCATCCCCTCTTGCTTGAGGCCGTGCTTCGCTTCCAGGCCAATGCCCGGTCTGAGCTTCTGCCCACTGACGGCCCGGTCAAGATCCGCAACGATTCCGGCAATCCAAACGCCGACAACGACAGGCTCGCCAACGCGCTAGAGCGCGATATGAACCACTACCTCACGGCGGTGGCGAAAGAATATTACCCTGACACCGATCGCATGCTGTTCATGCTCGGCTTCAGTGGCACATCGTTCAAGAAGGTCTATTTCTGCCCGCTGCGCAATCGCCCGGTGAGCGAGACGGTCGACGCCAACGATCTGATCGTCAACGATGCGGCGACCGATCTCAGTAACGCCAGCCGCATCACGCACCGCGTGTTCATGAAGCCCTCCACGGTAAAGCGGCTCCAGATCCTCGGCGTCTATCGTGATACCTCTTTGGCCACACCGAATGCGCCAGAACAGGATAGCGTTCAGCGCGAGAAGGACAACATCCAGGGCATCGACCAGACGACAGCCGACCCCGACGACCGCAACCGTGAGATCTATGAGTGCTATTGCGAGCTGGATCTTCTCGGCTTCGAGCACAAAGTTAAGGGCAAGCCAAGCGGCCTTGAGGTTCCCTACCGGGTGACGATCGACGTCTCGTCCCGTGAGATCCTGTCCATCGTTCGCAACTATGACGAGGATACAAAGGAGCTTCCCGAGGCGCGGCACTGCTTCGTCAAATACACCTTCGTTCCCGGCCTCGGCTTCTATGATATCGGCCTGCTGCACATTCTCGGCAACACCACCAATGCAGTGACCGCGGCTTGGCGCGAGATGCTCGACGCCGGCATGTTCGCGAACTTCCCTGGCTTCCTGTTCCTCGATACAGGCGGTCGCCAGCAAACCAACATCTTCCGGGTTCCGCCCGGTGGCGGCGCCCCGATCAAAAGCTCTGGTGGCACGATCCAACAGTCCGTGATGCCCCTGCCCTACAAGGAGCCCGGCCCAGCGTTCATGTCTCTGGTCGACAATATCGCTCAGACCGGCATGAGGATCGGCGGTACGTCGGAGTTGCAGGTCGGTGAAGGCCGCGCCGATGCCCCGGTCGGCACCACGCTTGCGATGATCGACCAGGCCGTTAAGGTTCTGAACTCTGTACACAAGCGTATGCATGCTGCGCAGGCCGAGGAATTTCAACTTTTGGCCGCCTGCTTCCGAGAGCATCCCGACGCGTTTTGGCAACGCAATAAACAACCATCGTTGCCATGGGATGACGCCACGTTCGAACAGGCTCTGGATAACTGCGAATTGGTGCCTCAGGCAGATCCGAATACCGCCAGCCATACCCAACGCCTGATGAAGGTGGAAGCGCTGGCACGAGCGGCCGCCGCAGCGCCCACAATGTTCGATCAGGTTGCAGTTATCAAAACGACGCTGCAAGCCGTGGGCTGGAGCAACCCGGAACAGTTCATGGTTCCGGCTAGCGCTCTGGGACGACTGCCGCCCGATCTGGAAATGAAGCAGCAGGAAGCCGCCGTAAAAGCCAAGATGGCCGATGCCAAGACGCAGCTCGATCTGGCCAAGGCTCAAGAGATCACCGCCAAGGCTGGCCAGAACGGCACCGAGCAACAGCCCGACCCCGCCGCGCTCATGATGGCCAAGTCCAAGCTCATGGATTCCGAAACGTGGCGCGAGGAACTGAAAGACAAGCGCCAGCTCACGCATATGGAACTCGCTCAGAAAGAGCGGGACCGAGAGGGCAAGGAACAACTCGCCATTCTCGGCATCCAGAAAGACCACCTCTCAGATCAGATGGACCTAGCCAAGGAACGTCTGCACATCGAAGCGGCTCGCATTGAGAGCGAGAGCAAACCCGTAGACCGCGACTAGGCGGCCAAGGAGCAAACTATGTCTGAAGCTTCCAAGTCCGCCCGCGCCGCAATGAAGGCCAAGGCGGAACGTATCAGCGCGGCCTCCAATGACAAGGTCGACGCGTCTTCGTGGACGCCCGGCGAGCCAATGAACGCCGATGCCAAGACTGGCATGCGCCCGATCTCCCGTCGCGCCTTCAAGAGTGGCGGCAAGGTTTCCGGTGAAGCCACACCGCAGCGCATGGATCGGAAGCCCCGCAAGTCCGGTGGCCTCGCCGTCGAGATGATGAACCGCAACCAGAAGGAAGCCAACGAGGATCGCCCCGGCGTAAAGCATGTTGGCGGCCTGAAGACGGGCGGCCGCGCCAAGAAGGCGGATGGGGGCGGCTTCACCGACCCCCGCGTTGCGGCTACCGACGCTCTCGGGCCGGCCTCGCAGCGCGCGGGTGTTCCAACTGGCCGCATGGCATTCTCTAACAGCGCCGGCGCCTTCGGCAAGCAAATGGGCATCAAGACCGGTGGCCGTGTGAAGCGTGCCGATGGTGGCAAGACCGATAACCGCGATATGACGCCATCCCAGCGTGCAGAATTCCAGCAGGGCAGCGAAGACGCATTCGATAAGGGCGAAGGATATCGCCGCGGAGGCAAGGCCAAGAAGTATGCGGACGGCGGCTCTCCGAAGAAATGGATCGCTGGCGCCATCAAGCACCCTGGTGCTCTGCATAAAGCCCTCGGTGTTCCTGAGGGCAAGGACATCCCGGAAAAGAAGCTCAACAAGGCAGAGCACAGCAAGAGCCCCATCGTAGCCAAGCGTGCTCGCCTCGCCAAGACGCTGAAGGGCTTTCACCACAAGGATGGTGGTTTGGTTAGCAAGGACGATCCCGCTGGATTGCGGCCGAAGGGGGGGCGCGTTGCCCGCAAGGATGGTGGCAGCGTTTCGGCCAATGACGATCTGAGCACAATCCGCAAGAAGGTCGGAACGGCCGTTCATAGCTGCGCCTACAAGGACGGGGGGCGTCTGGAACGTAAATCTGGTGGGCGCGCCAAGGGCAAGACCAACATCAACATCATCATTGGTGCTCAGAAGCCCGCTCCTGGCCCGATGATGCCGCCTGGTGGCCCGATGCCTGACATGGGAGCCCCACCTGTCCCGCCGCCCATGGGGCCTTCTGGAGCGCCTCCGGGCGCTCCGGCAGCTCCTCCGATGCCACCGCCCCAGATGCAGCCCCCAATGGGCCGCAAGGCCGGTGGTCGTGTCGCCAACGTCCACACGGGCTCCGGTGGTGGTCTCGGCCGACTGGAAAAGATTGAGACCCAGCGCCGTTCCGACAGATGAGCAACGTCATCACGACGAAAACGCAGTTCGAAAATGAACTGGCTCGCGTCATTTCGGAAGAGATCGAGCGGCTTCGTGACCAGTTGGAATATCCGACCTCCGAAATGGCCGGCACACAGTTCATGCGGGGCCAAATCCTGGCCCTGCGCACCATGCCTGATCTGATGAAAGCCGCTCAAGAGCGGATCGATAAGCGCAACTCCTAACAGAGAGAAATAGATGCCTGCTGCGCATATGTTTCACGAAAAAGACCCACAATCCCGGATTCTTGAAGAAGTTGGCGACCTTTCCGGCGTTGAAATCTTCAACAATCAGGTGCTGTGCGCGGTGTATCGCCGCCCTGAGAAGACCAAGGGGGGTATTCTTCTCCCCGGGAGCAATCTCGACGAGGACAAATATCAGTCCAAGGTCGGCCTGATCCTGAAAATGGGTGCCTCAGCCTTCAAGCCCGACAGCGAGTGGTTCAAGGGCGTCTCATTCAGTGAGCACGACTGGGTTGTGTTTCGCCCTTCCGATGGCTGGAGCATCACGGTCAAGACGAATGATGGTGGCGAAGTTCTGTGCCGCATCATCGACGATGTCCACGTGAAGGGCCGCGTCTCTCACCCCGACCATGTCTGGTAGGTCAGATGACAAAAGAAACAACCAACGAAGCCGACGACGCTTTCGACAAGATCGACGCCCTGGTTGCCGCCGACAAAGGCACCGTGAACGTCGAACCCGACGACGTCGTAATCGAGGAAGCGGCGGCACCGCAGACTGATGACGTCGAAGACGGTATCGAGGCGCTTCGCAAGCAGCTTGAGAGCGAGAAGGCAGCCCGTATCGAAGCAGAGCGGCGCGCTGTCGACTCTGCCACGAAAGCTAGACAAGCAGCCGCAGAATCCGAGGATTCGAACCTCAAGCTGATCGACACCGCAATCGCAAATGTGAAGCGTGAGCGCGATACGCTCAAGGCCCAGCTCAAAGAGGCGATGACGGTTGGCGATATTGACGCTGCAACGGATCTGCAGGACAAGCTGACGCAGAATGTCGTCGACCTGCGTCAGCTCGAGCAGGGCAAGCACCAGTTCGTCAATCGACCGAAGGCCGTCGATCAGGTCAGCAATGATCCGGTGGAAGCGTTCGCGTCTCGCCTCACGCCCGAATCCGCGAAATGGGTTCGTGCCCATCCTGAATTCGTGACCAACGCCGCCAAGCAGCGCGAGATGTTCAGCGCTCATGAGGCAGCGGTGGGCGTGAATGGCCTCCAGGCCGATACCCCGGCTTACTTCAAGTTCGTGGAAGACTGGCTTGGGGTCGGGAAGGCCCCTGAGAAGACAGTGGAGACCCGTGAGGCATCGCCGCTATCCGAGGCCGCGGCAACTCCTCCGAAGCGTCCCACGCCTCCCGCTGCGGCGCCCACGAGCCGAAACAATGCGATCGGCGTCACCAACCCCACGACCGTGACCCTGACGGCCGAAGAGCGCGAGATTGCTGAACTGAACGGCATGACCGCCAAGGAATACGCCAAGAACAAGCTGGACCTCCAGAAGGCAGGCCGCATGGCCAATGGCCGCAATTACAATTGAGGATCGACTGAATGTCTGATGAGATGATCGGCCTGACCGAAGATGCCGGCTCTGAAATCCGCCGCCCCCTTCGTGGCCGCCCCCCGAACACCGCCAAACTCAGCAATCAGATGGACATGTCCAACGACGAGGATTCCCGCTCCAGAGCGGCCCGCATCGCGGAGCAGATTCGTGCCCAGCGCGAGGGCCGCGAAGATGACGGCATCGATGAGTTCAAGGCTCCTGCTGCCCCTCCCGGCTTTGCCTATCAGTGGAAGCGCAAGGAAGTCATGGGCAAGGAAGACTTCTCCCACCAGAACAACCTGATCCGCAATGGCTGGGCCCCCGTTCCGGCTTCTCGCCATCCCGACTTCATGCCTCTTGGAATGACTGGTGCCAATATCGAGCACAAGGGCATGGTTCTCATGGAACTGCCCGAGGAGCTGGTGACGGACGCCCGCAAGATGGACAAGCGCCGGGCTGATATCCAGGTCAACCAGAAGGCCGCCCAGCTTGAGGGCAAGTCCAATACCCTTCTCGACAGCCAGACCGAGAAGACGGCCCGCAAACTGACCCGTTCGTTCTCTCCCATTGCAATCCCCGATTAATTAGGCAGGCTATAAAATAAATGGGCTCGGTGCCCTTTACTTTTTAGCTAAACTAATTAATAGTAGCGTCTATGTGCTTCGCTCGGCGCGAAGTCCGTCACATTTCCCCGGTTCTCAGTCGCCCCGGTGCGCGATGATTGGAACCTCCTTTCAAAAGGAGATCCGTCATGGCGAACACCAACACGCCTTTCGGGTTCAAGCAGTACGGCGGCATCGGCGTCACGCCCACCTATGAACAGGTGGTTATGTCGATCGCTTCCAACAACGCGACTGCCATCTACAACGGCGACCCGGTCGTCCAGCTCAGCACCGGTTACATCACGCAGGCCTCGAGCAACTCGGTTGCCGTCGCCGGCATTTTCGTCGGCTGCAAATATCAGTCCGTCTCCCAGAAGCGCACTGTGTGGATGCCCTACTGGCCCGGCTCGGATGCAACCGGCGACGTCACCGCTTATGTCGTCACCGATCCGAATGCTCAGTGGATCGTTCAGACCGCCAATTCGAACACGACTGCAACGGCCGTTGGCTTGACCAATGTCGGCAACAACATCGGCTTTGCGATCGGTACCGGCAACACGGCTTCCGGTCTCTCCGGCGCCTATGCCGACCAGTTCACCATCAACACCACTGCAACCCTGCCCTTCCGCATTCTTGCCCTGGCGAACTACACGCCGGGTTCAACGAGTCCGCTCGTGGGCATCAACGGCAATGATCCGACCACTGCATACAACTGCATCGTCGTCGGCTTCAACAACGCCGTTGGCAAGTCGCTGACCGGTATCTAAGGGGAGCATGGATCATGGCCGTTAATCTTTCCGTTATCCGCGACCTTCTCCTCCCCGGTCTTCGTGGCGTTGAAGGCAAGTACGAGATGATCCCATCTCAGTACGACAAGATCTATACCAAACTGACCTCGAAGATGGCGCTGGAGCGTACCGCTGAAATGCGCTACCTTGGCTTTGCGCAGCTCAAGAGCGAAGGCGGGCAGACCCAGTTCGACAACGGAGCTGGTGAGCGCTACGTCTACAATCAGGAGCACGTCGAGATCGGTCTGGGCTACGCGATCACCCGCAAGGCGATCGACGACAATCTCTACAAGACCCAGTTCAACCCTTCGAACCTCGGCCTCGTGGAATCCTTCCATCAGACCAAGGAAATCTTCGGCGCGACGATCCTGAACACGGCGACGACCTACAACGCCTCTGTCG